GGGGTGAGGCGCCACCGGCGAAGGCTTTGTTTGGACCAGAAGATTGTCCTGACCCAGAAGACGACGAAAACCAAGATGACTATATGGATCGTTGCGTTGAGGAAGTACTTCAAGAGGTGGAGAGTGAGGTTTCTGATGATCAGCAAGAAGATGCTGAAAATGCTTGCGATCAAAAGTGGAATGAGTATGTACATAATTCATTCAAACAAAAACCTGGGGTTGCTCATTTCAAGACTCACTCTGAAGAAGTCCAGGGCATGGATTTTGTTCTTAGCGATGAGACCCCAGATCGTATGGGTGACATTATCTCAGCGGCAGGCTGGGAAACAACTGATTTTCAAAAGAACCCGATTGCTTTGTTCAATCATAATGCAAACTTTCCAATTGGGCGCTGGCAAAATCTGCGCGTGGAAGGCACTGCATTGCGTGGCCATTTGATTATGGCTCCAAAAGGCACATCTGATCGCATCGATGAGCTTCGCAAGCTGATTGATGCTGGCATTCTCAAGGCTGTCTCAGTCGGCTTCCGTGATATTGAAAGTGAGCCACTGAACAAGAAAGACCCGTGGTCTGGCACACGTTACATCAAGCAGGAACTGGTCGAGACGTCCCTTGTCTCCGTTCCGGCTAACCCGAATGCTTTGGCGGTTGCAAAATCGCTGAACATCTCCGCCACTACAATTGATATGGTCTTCGCCAAGCACGGCAACAAAGACCCGATCAAGCGGCGCGGCGGTCCCACCGGCAAGCATGCCCAAACGTCTCCAAGAAACGGGAGGGGCGCTATGACGCCGCTCGCAGAACGTATTGCTACTGTCCAAGCTTTCATCAACGAGAGCAAGGACAAACTCAACGAGCATTGGAGCAAAGCTGACCAGACGAATGTCAGCGATGCTGATATCCAAGTGTCCACCGATCTCAATGCCACGATTGCGCAGGCGGAGAAGCAGCTGGCTGCGTTGATCGAGTCAGAGAGACTGCTGGGTCAGACGGCAGTGAACGGTGGCGGCACGGCTCAAGTTCAAAAGGGTCGCGCAATAACAGTGTTCGCGCCTCAGCCAGAGCCTTTCTCGAACGTGGTTGCGGCTCCTGCCATCTCCAAGATGGGCAAGAAGGAATTGGACCCGGTTGACTATCTGGTGCGGGCGGGCGCGGTCGCCCATTTTGCGAAGCAGTGGAACAAGCCGCCAGAAGAAGTTCGCTTGAAAATCTACGGCGAGGACGAAGCCACGAAAGCTTCGTGCGAGATGGTCTTGCGTGCGGCTTCGGCTCCTGCCATCACTACGGTGACTGGTTGGGCGGCAGAACTCGTGCAACAGACCTACGCTGATCTGATGCCTCTTCTCATGCCCAAGGCCATTATGACTCGGCTTGCTGGCAGGGGTTTGGCACTGACCTTCGGCACGGCGGGTCGCATCATCATCCCCACCCGCTCGCGCACGCCGACACTTGCCGGCTCGTTCGTCGGCGAAGGGTTGGCCATTCCGGTCCGCCAGGGCGCATTCACTACGCAGACCCTGGTGCCCAAGAAGATGGCCGTGATCAGCACCTGGACGCGGGAAATGGGCGACCATTCCGTGCCCGCAATCGAGGGGCTGATCCGCGAAGCCATTCAGCAAGACACGTCAGTGGCCATCGACACCGTGCTCATCGATGCCAACCCAGCCACGGCGATTCGGCCACCCGGTCTGCTCAACGGCGTTGCCGCGACAACGGCGACAGCGGGTGGTGGGCTTGCCGCTTTGATCGGTGACATCTCGGGGCTCATTGGTGCCTTGACTATCAGTACTTACGGCAATCTGCGCTCGCCTACGTGGCTGATGAATCCGTCAGACTTGTTGCGGGCTTCGTTGACTGCCGCTGCGAACACGGGCATCTTCCCATTCCGTGATGAGATTCGCGGTGGAACGCTAAACACGGTGCCGATCATCGATTCGGCAACCGTACCGGCGAAGACGATGATTCTTGTTGACGCTGGTGACTTTGTCGTGGCTGGTGGCGAGGCTCCGAGAATGGAGATGAGCGACCAGGCTACGCTGCACATGGAAGACACGACACCAGCCGAACTGGTGGCGTCACCGTCTACTGTTGCGGCTCCTCAGCGCTCGCTGTTCCAGACTGACAGCTTGGCTCTGCGGATGGTGCTGCCACTCAATTGGGTCCAGCGCCGCGCTGGCACGATTGCTTGGACGCAAAACGTTACCTGGTAGTCTTCGTTCCCCCGAAACTCGGCAATGCGGTAGGAACGAATGGAGGGTGTCGTGCCGCAGACGATGCCCTCCTGGTGTTCACAAAACAGCGAGGATACAATGACCAAACCTACCCCAACGCAAGAAGAGAATGATCGTTCCGCGAGGGGCGAGCACATTCTTGAACACGAAGATGATGGCAGTGGGCCGGATCCCTTTGCTGAGTCCAATGCACGAGCGCAAGCATTGTTGCAGGGCAAGCATCTTGAGGCTGACAGGCCTGCCGCTTATCAAACCCGTCATGCCACGGCTGGGCGACCGGCCTCAACCAAGCCCAGTGCGTGATTGACCAACTTGGGAGCTTCTAGCCGCAACCACCTAGAAGCTTCCTCTTTTCATTTGAGAATTGAATGACTCCGGCACGTGCGCTCGTTGCCCGCTCGTTACGAACAGTGCTTCGTGCTGTTGAAGGCGCAGTTCGTCCTGGTCCCTATTTTCTCACTTTGTCTGGTGGGTGGTTACCCGATGGGTCAGCACCGAACTTTTGGCAGCTGGGCTACAATGTTGTTCCTTCACCCGCTCGCTCGGCTATGGTGGAGGCTTGTGTATCCGCATATTCCCAGACCGTTGCCATGTGCCCAGGTGATCATTGGCGGCTCAATGACAAGGGTGGCAAGGATAGGGTCACAACCTCTGCGGTGTCGCGCATTTTGCGTAAACCGAACGCTTACCAGACGATGTCTGATTTCATGCTCAATGCTACGCGGCAACTCTATCTGGATGGCAACGCGTATGCATTAGCTCTGCGTAACGATCGATATGAGATTACCGAATTGCATTTGATGGATTCAACTTTGTGTGCTCCACAACTTGCGTACAACGGTGATGTATTTTATCGGTTGATGGGTAATGCGGTTATCATGCAGCAAATTGAAGAACCTTTCTTGATGGTGCCACAGCGCGATGTGCTTCACATTCGACTACACGCAGACCGCACTCGACGTTATCCATACCCACTTTGGGGGCAATCGCCATTGTTAGCAGCGCTGGCTGATATCGGATTGGGCGATGCAATCAACAATCAGCAGTTGCAGTTCTATGCCAATCAGGCGCGACCCTCGGCGGTGATCTCGACTGATATGGCCTTGGATGGGGCTACCGTTACAGAGCTACGCGACCGTTGGGATGAACAGTCGCGAGGTATCAATCAAGGCAAGACACCAATATTGACCCATGGGCTAAAAGTTAATCCGTGGGCAGCGCCGCCAAAGGACGCACAGATCGCGGAGATCATGAAGGTAGCTGAGTCACACATTGCACTTGTATTTCGCATTCCCATGCAGGTGTTGGGTCTCGGCACGCACACATTCAGTTCAACCGAAGCCTTAATGCGCTTCTGGATAGCTACTGGCCTCGGGTTTGCGCTCAATCATATCGAGGAAGCATTCGGGTTGTTGTTCAAATTGAGCGGTCAGCCCGATGAGTATGTTGAGTTTAACACTGCTGCACTGTTGCGGTCTGACTTCAAAGACCGGCTCACAGCGCTCAAAGAGGCTGTGTTGGGTGGCATCTATGCTCCGAACGAGGCGCGCAATATGGAGGGGCTGGACGATGTGCCCTTTGGTGATGAGCCACGTACACAGCAACAGCAAGTGCCATTGAGCGCAGCTGGGAAGATTCCACCAGTTCCAGGACCGCCGGGGGCACCGCCAGCACCAGCTGCTCCACAAGCGCAACCGCCAAGACCGCCGCCGTTTAAGGATGCAGATGACGTCAAACGGGCAATCCAACGGGTCCAGTCAAACGCCGCAAGAATCAACCAACGTCTATCTTGACGCTTGGGAACAGATTCTCAGTGAGGCGTTAGCGGCACAACAGCGTCAATGGACGCATGAGTGGACGCGGGACCTGGCACGCATCGAGGCGCAATCGCAGGCTGTAGTAGCCGAACTGCGTGCCACCATTGTTGAACGCCTCAATGGTATCGAGCAGCGGGTAGCCGAACGGCTTGCGTTGGTGCGTGACGGAGCACCCGGTGCTGATGGTAAGGACGGCAAAGATGGCGAAGCCGGTCCACCCGGCGAAAGAGGTTTGCAGGGCAGTCCCGGTGAACGCGGTGAGCAGGGATTGCCGGGAGTGCCCGGTCCTGTGGGACCGCCTGGAGAACGAGGGGTAGCGGGTTCTCCGGGCGAGCGCGGCGAAAAAGGTGACATTGGGCTACCTGGGGTACCTGGCCCACCCGGAGCTGATGGTAAACCAGGAGAGCCTGGTAGCCCTGGTCGTACCGGCGAAAGTGGCCCGCCTGGACCGCCCGGCAGCGACGGTTTGACTGGGGTACCAGGTGAACGTGGGCTTCAAGGCGAGCGGGGTGAGCAAGGTGAAAGAGGCGAACAAGGGCTACCTGGTGTTCCGGGTGAAAGAGGCGAACACGGGACCGCCGGTTCTCAAGGTGAAAAAGGGGACAAAGGCGAAAAGGGTGATATCGGTTTACCGGGGATACCGGGTGAAAAAGGTCCGCGTGGCGAAAAAGGTGAGAAAGGCGAAACTGGGATCCAAGGTTCGAAAGGTGAGATTGGTCCTGATGGCGCTCAAGGGTCTCCTGGACCACAAGGTGAGCGCGGCCCAGAAGGCGCGCGAGGCAAGCTGCCAATCGTGAAGACATGGTCGCCCAATATGGTGGTCTATGAGGGTGAAGTGGTCACGCATATGCGTCACACTTATCAAGCACTCAAAGACACGGCCCAGCAGCCTGGTGGCGAGGATTGGATTTGTATTGCCATTGGCGGTATCGACGGCCGCTCGCTGCATGTTCGCGGCACTTACGAGCCAGACACAAATTACAGCGAATTGGATGTGGTAGTTCTCGACGGCGGCGCATTTATGGCGCGCATAAACGATCCTGGCAAATGCCCAGGTCCAGGATGGCAATTGATGGCCCGTCAAGGGCAGCGCGGCATTGCTGGTCCAAAGGGCGAGCGTGGACCGGCGGGGCCACAAGGTGAAGCTGGATCGTCGGGCAAAGATGCTCCGCGGTTCAAAAGCTGGAAGATTGATCGCAAACGTTATCTTGCGACCCCAGTAATGTCCGATGGAACTTTTGGGCCTGAGTTAGAGTTGCGCAGCTTATTCGAGCAGTTCCAGGCAGAGACAGATGGCTGACGTTACGGTCAACGTACTCACTCCGGCGACCAGCATTGACTTTTTGACGTTGGCTGAAGCTAAGCTGTTGTTGGGTATCAGCACGGCTGACACGTCGCAGGACACGTTGTTAACTTTTTTGATCTCTACTTTTTCAGCTTACATTGCAGAGATTTGCAACCGCACATTTGCCAAAGAGAGGGTGACCGAGACTTGGCGTGAGCTTTTCAACGGGCGATTATTTTTGACTCATTGGCCGGTGCAGCCAGCTGATATTGAAACTGTCACAGATGCGGGGGTAGTGCCGCTTGCTTACGAACTTGAAGAGTTGACCGGCAAGCTATCGAATGTAGCGACAAATGATGCTCAAACATCGCCATGGCAGCAGTCAGTCATTGTCACCTATACAGGCGGCTTTGATTTGCCTACTGAAGCGCCGTTACCGCTCAAGCAGGCTACTGCTATTCTTATTCGTGAAGAACGTTGGCGTATGTTGCAAGCTCAAGCTGCTGGCATACGTATGATTGCCCACCGGGAATCGCGGGTGATGTTCTTTGACCCCAATGCGGTGTTGCTCAAATTAGGAACAGCATCACCAGCGCAGAAGATGATCGACCCTCTGTTACGTCAGTACATTCGCTTCTGGGTGTAAAATGTTTGAGATTAACTTAGATGCGACTGCACTTAACAAGCGAATGAATGAGATGATTGCCAAAATCAATCACTTCAAACGAGTTGATATTGGGCAGGAGCTTTCCGATTGGCAGACTGAAGACTTGCATCGTCACCGCCCGTTTACGATGCGTTCACGGGCAAAGGGTCGGGCAACAACGAAAATTCGCCCTCATAGTTTGTATGAGATGAAGCAGTCGGTGCGTTATCAGCGTAAAGAAGCGAGATTGGTTTCTCGCGGAACGCGGCGATCTTTTTATCATCTTACGCACTGGCAAGTCAAAACTTCAACACGGCCGATCTTGCGCAAAGCAGAGGAAGATGTTTTGGTACAACGCATGAATGACCTTATGCGCGATAAATTGGTATGGTGATATGTCAATAAGCTTCTCTACATTACTTGCACTTCATGCTTTTGATATGTACTCACGGCCGATCACTGTGACTCCGGTAGCTTCAAATCCAGGTGCGCCAGCCTATGCAGGCCAGAGAGCTATATACAACACTGGACCGTTAACCATAACGAATGATGAAGGCATGGTGATCGCGATCATCGCGGACCATGAGACGATAATGGACATTCGTACGGTTGAATTCGATAACGGCGGGTATGCTCTTCCGCAGCAAGGTGACCAAGTACATTTTGACGCGGATGCGGATATCAGGGGTGGAGACTTTGAGATAACTGGCGGCCCAGAATATAATGGCGGCGGTCAGGCAATGTATTACATTCGCAAGCTGGAATCTGCTGTGCCATGAATGGCGTGACCCGCGATGTACCTTGGACAGGCACAGGCGGTGTTAGTGATGTACAGAGTTATTCGTGGATCATATTGAATGCTATTTTTGATCGTCTCTCGACTTCCTCATTCTTTCAGAATTTTGTAGTCAAGCGCATTACTCGTGCTCTGCCGATTGAAGCTGATTATCAGGTTCCATCAATTGGGATTTATTTGGGGCATGAGGTGGCGGTCGCGGACGGCGACCCGAACGCGGGCGATATTCGGCTTCAGCATACAGTTCCAGTGGGCATGCAAATTATTGTGAGGAATAATGATCCTGTCGCAATGCAGGCCACGCTCGATAAGGCGAAATGGTTTGTATTGAATCAACTGTTGCGTGATAACACGCTCACTAATCGGTTCAGGACGACCATACCTGATAATGTTCGCATCGAGGGATTTCCAAAGCTGCGTATTCCGTCGCCTGATTGGGGTCGTGACTCAAAGAACGAAACGCCGATTGGCATTCAGTTGATCGAGCTTACTTACACACTACGTTCAGAATGGTACCCAACTGACTTTGATGATCTTAAGGAAATTTCGATGCAAGCTTTCCCGGAGTTGACCCCGCCAAGAACAACAGCGAGCGGCACTGGAACAGGTTCAGGTGTGAATCTAACGATGACTGGTGTAACCGGCACTATTGAAGTGGGAGCAAGCATCACTGGTACTGGGGTCCCTGTTGGAGCGACGATCACGGCTCAACAATCAGGAACAACGGGCGGAAACGGTGTCTACAC